AAATATCTCCTTCTTTAGGATAAGGAGGTTCTTCTGTTCCATCATAGACTGAATTTTTACCAGCTGCATCAACACGAGAATTAATATCTTTAATGATTTGATTAAGTGGTGGAGAATAAGCTGAGACTGTTTGAGCTGAAGAATTGGTATAAGCTGAGCTAGTTGCTGTCAACCCTCCTTTAAAGTTTAGAGTATAACTTAAATTAGGAGTCTTAAATGGCGTCCCATCTCTATCAGTAAGCGTTAGCCAATCCCCTGTTTCTAAAGCTGGGTTGCCTCTCCAATTTAAAGTAAAAGGATAAAAATTGATATCTTTGATTTTCTGATAAATATTATCAAGTAAATCTTGGGTCATTACTTTATTTTCTAAAACAATCTGTGGCCCAGTATTACTCCCAGCCGTATAAGTGACTTGTTCACTGCTATTCTCGCTTTGAACAGGTACTGTACAAGAGATACCACCAATTTTGTACATTAATTCATTTTTTGTTAGCCCCTTTTGAAAATATTCTGCTGGTGAAACTGCAAACTTAGGGTCAATTAATTGCATGATTTCTAATTGATTAATCCGGCTAAATCTCGCATAACCTGCTTCAAACTGTGCAATTAGCCCAATAGCTTGTCTGAAAGTATAACCCTCGGGTTTATTTATTTGTGAAGTGCTAATCATTGAAAAATTTGTTTCATCAATGACAGAACCACTTTTATTTGCAATTTCTAACGCAACATCTCGAATTGAAGCAGGATAGGTCAGTTCAGAAACATATTCACTTTCCAAAAAAACAAAACGATCACTTGCTTCAAGTGTCGTTTTGTTTTCGTTTCTATCTGGGTCACACTTAGTGACATAAAAAGTTCCAATGGAGACATATTCATAAACCGTTGGTTTATAATGAATCAATTTAGCATAGCCCACTCTTGCACTTCCCACTTTTTCAGGGGGGGTATTATCATAATGATAATCTGCATCATAGGTTGCTATTCCGACTTCTACAGTGACTTCTGTCAGCTCTTTAATATTTTCAAGTATTGAACAAAATTCTATTTTTATAGAATTTGAAAATGTTGAACCTATTTGAAATGTTTCACCAGAAATCGAGCCGCCACTGTATACCCAACTATTGATATCATTTTTTGTAAAAACTTTATCACCAACTTTTATTCGAGTCTCAAATCTTCGATTCTCTGCTTTCATAGCATTATTAAAATCATCTGAGGCAGTAAGCATTTCTTGTCCTCCTATTTTTCTATCAGATTTATAGATAAGTTTTCCCACTTCATCGCTTTAAACTTATCGTTCCATGAGTAAGAAGGCATTGTAGAATCCCCGGCATAAAAAGTTTTACTTCTTTGTCTTCCGATTTGTGGGTCTGGATAGATTACTACGAAGAAAGGTTGATTAATTCTTTGTAAAATATCAGATACTTCCGAGTCGCTCAAAGGACCCCACTTAATGTTTAATTTAGTTTTTTGAGCAATAATGTCTCTTACCATTTCTCCATTTGCATTTCTCCCTGAGGAGTCAGCGTCGATTGTTGAAATACTGATGCTGAATTCTTTAGGAGTTTTTACCGTCACTCCATTAAATTGTAATTCGGTAGACATAATCCCTCCTTCTAAATGTTAAGCTCAGTGTAACCAAGCTGTTGATGATATTTGTTGATTTCTGAAACTGCAATTCGCCCAAACTCTCTACCTCCGATATTTATCACAATATCTCCATTTGAAGTTTGGCTCGTTTGTGCCCCTAAAGATTGAACAAGCAACATGATGGTACTTGTTAATGAACCATTCATATTTGCCAAACCATA